TCGATCTCAACGGTTGCCATTGCGTCCTCCAATCGGTTCGGTGATCACGAAGCCGGGCCTTCGCGGTTGCGACGGCAAGGCTTGCTTCGGCGCGGACTGCACCGCGGTGTTGGCGTCGTCGTCCTCGTCGGCCATGATGCCGAGGATGCTGGCCAGCGAGTACCTCCGGCCGTAGGTGATGGCGCTCCCCATACCGTGGGCGTCCTGCTTGCCCACCGGGATGATGGCCTCGACGGCCAGCCACTCGCCGGATTCGTGCAGAAGCCGTGTCTCGACGCAGACCGCCACCGGGCGCTGGGATTCGTCGAGCGCCTCGACCTGCGAGCCTTGGACGACCGCGATGCCGTGCTTGGTGAGTACCGGAACCGCGACCGCCAGGATGCCGTCGAGGGTCATGTAGCGGGATCGGAACGCCGGATTGTTCCCTTCCTTGCCGACGGCGGGCATGGCACCTTGTGCCTTGACCAGCGCCGCGGCGATCTTGCTGATTGACTCCGAATGGGTCATGTGTTCAAACCTCCGAATGCAGTATATTGGCAAACGATATAGGCGCGCAAGAGGAGGGATATCGGGAGTTGATATACTTGGGGCATGATCAAAGGATTGACACAACAGCAGATCGCCGATCGGATGGGCCAGAAACAGCCCAACGTCTCCGCGTGGCTCTCCGGCCGCCGGATACCGCACCAAGGCAACCTCGAGAAACTGGCAGAGGTGATGGGGATGGACGCGGACCAATTGCTGGCGCTCCTGCATCGGCGAAGGCGCAAGCGGTCCCAAGGGTGAGGATCACTCCCGCACAGGTGCGGGTATTGTGCCGGAGCCTACGATCGGATTCCAAGCGGGTGCCGACCACCGAGCAGGACGGGATCCTCTGCACGGCCGCCCAGACCGGCATCGAGCGCGACCTTGCGCTCGAGACCATGCTCTGGTGCCACCACGGCTTGATCCTCAAGATGGCCGCCCGGCTGGCTCGGCACGGGAATCACGACGACGCGGTTGTGGCGGGAAAACTGGGACTCACCAAGGCCGTCCTTTGTTTCCAGCCGGAGCGGGGCCACAAGTTCAGCACCTACGCCACCCACTGGATCGGATCGACCATGCGCCGCGTTACGGTGCAGGCCAATTTCTCGGCGCACATTCCCGAGCATTCTTTGTACCGGTGGCTGCGGATCCGGCGGTACGGGGTCCAGTATGCGGACGCGCACGGACGCTGGCCGGACAACACCCAGATTGCGACCGCTCTCGGGGTCGACGTGGCCGAGGTCGAGGACTCCATCGGCATCGCCAGGATGGAGCAGTTTTCCTTCGACAGTCTCGAGCATCGGGGCATCGACTCCGATTCGACATCGCTGGCTCCGACATCGCCGAGTCCCGAGCAGGAGATCATACTCAGCGCTGAACTGGACCGGTTGCATGAGGCGCTCGCGCAGCTCACCGACGCCCAGAGGTACGCCATCGAGCAGTACTTCGGCCTCGACGGGGATCCCAAGACATATCGCGAGATCGGCGAGCAGATCGGGGTCACCGGTCAAGCCATAGACCAGCGGGTCCGGCTCGGATGCCGGATCCTCCAGAGGTTGCTGAAATGAGACACATCGAGGACCGGGAACACATCGATCTGGTGACATGGCTGCGGATGATGGAGTCCCGCCATCCCGAGCTGGCGCTGGTCTACCATACGCCAAACGGTGGTTACCGGGATGCCAGACAGGCGGCAAAGTTCAAGGCGATGGGAGTCAAGCCCGGCATCTGGGATCTGTTCGTCCCGGTCCCGGCACCGGGCCTCTGGGTCGAGATGAAGGCTCCAAAGGGACGGCTCACTCCCGCCCAGGCCAAATGGCGGGAATCGCTGGAACCGGCGGGATACCGGTTCGCGATCGCCTATTCGTGGTCCGAGGCGGCGCGATATATTGCGGACCACATCGGATTCGACACGGACGTGTAGGAGGGATAGATGAAGGCGTGTTTTCGGGCGCAGGAGGCAGAGACCTACCTGCGGACGTTGTTTGGCCACTACCCGGCGGGATGGATCGAGTTTAGGGCGCTCCGCACCGGAGATAGGCCACAGGTGCGATCCTGGAAACTACCGGGATGTCTGCGCGAGGGAATGTCGGAGATCCGGCTTCAGATCGCCGAATGGGTCTCGGGCGGGCGTGATGTCTATGTCGGAGTCCTGCCACGCTCGGCCGAGAGCGGACGGGGCAAGGCCGACGTGTTGGCATGGGGAGCGCTTTGGGTTGACCTCGACCGCAAGATCGAGGGCGCGGAAGTGGCGCTGCTCGACCAGTGCCACATGGTCGTGGATACCGGCAACGGATGGCACGGCTACATCATCGGGCCACCCAAGAATTTGGGCACTCCGGCCGATCGCGTTGCCAGGGAACAACTGATCAAGCAGTTCCAACGCCAGATCCATCCCGGTGTGGACTCCACCCACGATCTGTCGCGTATCCTGCGGGTTGCCGGGACTGTCAACTACAAACGGGAACCCAAGCCGGTGGTCCTGCTTCGGCCGGAGGTGGTCGAATCCGTCGAGGTGCCGGGAGAGGTGATCAGCGCCCGGGACCGGCTGGGACTTGACCGGATCGCGCCACCGCCGGATTGGACCGAGCAGGATCAGGACGCGCACGAGCGGATCTGGACGGACGGATGGCGCACCGATCCGAGGATCCCCGACCTGCGCGAACTGGACCGCACCAAGCCGTGGCCTCTCTTCAACCTCGGAATCAACAGCGAGTACGAGTGGATCATGCGGATCCTGGTGCGGATGGTGGCGCGGGGAGACCGGTGGGTGGACCTACTGGACTACGCGCAGTCCCAGAGCCTCGACGAGGCGTGGCTGGAGAGGACTCTGGACGAATTCAGGACAGATGCGCTAAGGTAGGCGTTCCGAAGGCGAAGGGATAGGAATGAAGGAATTAGAGGATTACATCCTCCCCGTCGAACCGGGTGGGGAGAGGGTCGGTGGCGTCACCGGCCAGTGGCGCGGGTTGCACGACCGGCATCCCGAGGGTGGCGGTCCGTTCGGCGGGCGCGACAATGCGCTCACAAAACTGATCGGATACCTGCGGGCCAAGTCGGTTCCATATGATGATGCGATACATTACGCGCTCTGGTGGAACGAGCGGTTCGTGGACCCGCCACTCGATCCCGAGGAGGTCCAGCGCAAGGTCTCGCGGGGATGGGTCCAATGGCTCGAGGGTGGCTTGCCGGATGCCACTCCGGACAATCTCGGCCACGAACACGACCGGCTCCTCGAGTTCATCGACCTGCATCGATTGTCGGAGCTGGCCGCCGAGGCCGGTGGTGTGGAGTGGATCGTCGAGGACCTGATCCTGGCGGGCGGGATCCACTTCGTGACCGCTCCACCAGGCGGTGGCAAGACGTGGGCGGCGCTCGATCTGGTGCGGGCTTGCATGACCGGCACCAAGTGGCTGGCGCACAAGACGGCCACCGAGTGCGGGGTGCTTTACATCAACGAGGAGATGGGCGCAGGGCCGTTTTTCAACCGTCTGGACGAGCTGCGGGTGCCGGGCAAATCCTTGACCATCCTCCAGCGGGCCGGGATCGATCTGGACAATGCGTCCCACCTGTCCCAGATTGCGGACCACATCCGGAGCCACCGGATCCGCATCGTGGTGCTGGACACCTTCGTCCGGGTCCACCGCCGGGATGAGAACAACAACTCCGAGATGGCGCAGCTCTTTTCCCGGTTCAAGGCGCTGACGGACGCCGGAGCCGCGGTGGTCTGTCTGCACCACCATCGCAAGTCCGGCACCGGCTCCTCGGTCGAGCATGAGGCCATGCGCGGAGCGGGTGAGATCGCGGCCCAGGCCGACCTGATCGCGGCCATCGACAAGGTGGACGGGGTCTTCCGATTCAGGGTGACAAAGCACCGGCATCTCGAGGAGTCCGCGGTCCCGGCTTTCGGATTCGCGGTGGACAACCGCGACGACGGCTCTGCGGAGATCATAGCGGCCGAGTTGGAAATGCCCGCAGAAGGCTCCACGTTGCCCAATGCGGGGCGATCGGGCCGTGGGACGGCAAATGACCCATCCGGCCGGATTCTGTCCGTTCTGGCCGAAAATACGGGCTTGACGGAAAACCAGATCGCCAAGTTCGCCAAGGTGAGGCGCGAGAACGTGCCGGGAGCCATGGCAAGGTTGGAGTCGGAGGGCATGGTTTTTTCGATCCTTGGCGACCGCGGAGCGACCGTCTGGCACCGCTCCGAGTTTTGACTGTTTCCGGGGGGCCCCCATCCCCCCCTAAAGGGGGGGATTGGGGGACTCCCACGGGAAACGGTCGGGAAACGGTCGATTTGGTTCCCCCCACACCCCCCTCCATCCTAATATTTCTGGTGGATGGACCATTGCCTGCACCCCACAAGGGGGTGCGAGCATGGTCCACCACGCTTTGGTCCTTGACACGTTGTGATTGGTGGCTTAATATGAGGTGCCGATATGGCATGGCCGGTGTACCGGCAAGGAGCAAACGATGGGATTTTTCGGGCAGAACGCGAGCTTCGCACAGGGTGACTACTCTGTCGCGGATGCTGGCAACTACAAGTGCATCCTGGTGGATGTGGAGATGGTGCAGAGACCGAGCTTCGATGACCCGGCGGTCATGGAGCCCAATTTCCGCTGGCGGTTCGAGACCGCCGAAGTTGGCGATGAGAATGGCAACCCGTTCCGGTTCAGCCAGTTCACGAAGACGTCCTACGGCTACGACATGGCCAAGCTCACCAAACTGCTGGACGGGATGCTCGGCCGAAGGCTCACGCAGGACGAATTCGCACGGCTCGATCTCGAGGATCTCAAGTCCCGGCACTGGTCGGTGGCGGTCGATCTGGTCCACACCGCCCGTGGCCGGGAGATCAACACCATCCTTGGTGTCAAGCCTTGGCAGACCAAGGCCCAGCCGGTCAAGAAACTGGCCAAGCCTCCGGTCGAGGACGACATCACCGATCCGTTCGAGGACTGATCGGATGACGTCGAAACAAAACGAGATCGATGCGAGGCTATTTCTTGCGACCCAGTTGATCGAGGAGGCTGAGCGAACGCTCAAGATCCTCCTCGAAACGATGGAGGCGCTCGCCAAGATGCAAGCCGAGATCGCAAGGGTCAACCAAGAGGACTGACGCAACCTGTCGGGATTCCCGACAACATCGCCTCCCGGCCAACACCGGGAGGCTTTTTCGCAGGAGACAAACCAATGAAGAACAAGCGCATCGAAGCGATCGGGAACGCACTGCTCGTCGTGCTGGTGGCCACCTTTGTCGTGGCCTACGCGATGGACCTCGGACGACGCACCGAGGACCGGCTGGCCGCAAGGGCGTCCCGGTGAGCGACCACTACCGCAAGACCGGCATACAGCCCATCGAGGTCATCAGCGACTGGGATCTCGGATTCGCACTCGGGAACGCGATCAAGTACATCGGGCGCTACCGCGAGAAGGGCGGCCTCGACGACCTGATCAAGGCGTCCTGGTATCTCGCATACGAGATCACCGGATCCATCGAGCAAGCGGATGCCAACAAGGCAATGTTCGACAAGCTACGGGAGGGCAAGCAATGAACTGGGAAGACGCCAAGGAGGCGCTCCACCACCACGGCAGGATCGCCAGCCGATCGCTCGGCCACGGCTACAAGACCTACATCACGCCGGACGACGAGCTGCTCATCGTGATGTGCAACATCGGCGGGATCGGTGGAGGCAAGATCGACCTCGACACCGACGGCTACCCGGTGACCGAGCTGGTGTTCGGCCGCCAGTGCGACCGGGACGCGACAGACTGGGAGGTTGTGTGATGGAACTGAACTGGAAACTATATGTCCAAAGGTATTTGGAAGCACTCTATTTTGCTTCTGGAATCGCACCGCAGGGCAAATTCGAATGGATGTACTCGTCAACGAGGGTTGATATCAGCCCAAATTGGCGGGCAGATCGAATTAAGCGCCTTCGGCATATGACTCCGGTCCGAATCAGTCAAACAGGACCACAACATGGAGATTGTCAAATTTGGTATTGGAAGAGTGAATACGGCGCTTGCATAGACGAACCTCATCGAGGAGGACACCATTTGTCATTTCGCTGCGGGATGGCTGATGACAAAAAGGTTTTGGACAGGATATTGACCGTTCGTGATCCCAAAGCTGCAATGAGCCCAGGATTGATAGATATCGTCTCTCCAAGGTCAATGCCTTGGGTATCGCGAGATCAAACACGCAATATGATCGAACGGTTGGAACTCATCCTGGAAGTTGCGGAATGAAAGGCTCGGACGCATTCCGCGCGATGATTGGTGGACACAAGATCCGAAGGGCATCATGGCCCGAAGGATGCACCTGGGCGGCCAACCTCGAGGACCGAGACTGCTCGCCCATCATCACCGGACCTCCCGCATGGGTCCGACGATGCTACAACGACCACCGCTGGTGCGGATACCAGTGGCGAGGACACGACTGGGAGGTGGCGAAGTGATGGTGGCCGGAGCGGCTTTCTACCACCTGCGCCTCGGGCGCAAGGTCCGATGCCAGCGGTGGACCGAAGGATGCTGGGTCTCGGCTCACTACGATCCCGACATCGCCATCTACGTCTTCGTGGGGTACGGGACTCCCACTTTCCGGTCGGACGTTGCGGAGGATCCCGCATTCATCCTGCGCGACCTCATGGGACCGCACAACTGGGAGATCGAGGATGTCGCGCAATCCTAACAGCAACCTCGGGCGCAAGCCCGCATTCTTCGACTCCCGCAAGTGCCGGGACTGCAACGAGATCTGGCCTTACGAGGCGTTCGTGCAGGTATCGAACTACTGGGCGCGGGGCTACCAGCTCCGCTCCCGGTGTCCCGGTTGCCATCGCAAGTTCAATGCCGAATCCAAGGCCAAGGCCCGGCTGAACGACGAGTACCGGGAACTCTGCAATGCAAGGCGCCGGGGTAACAAGTACCCGAATCACGATCCCGACTACATCTCCTGTTGGCAATGGGTCAGGTATCGGATGGGATACTGGCAGAGCCAAGGATGCCATACGGTGGTGGCCTATCTGGTCCCAACCCTCGGGCCCACGCCCAACGCAACCGGCGATCCCAGGCGCTGGTGGGTGGGCAAGACCTGGACGTTCCGCGAGGAGCGCCCGGGCCTCGTGCCTCCGCGGTACGGCATCCCCATCGTGAGGCTCTCGCGCCAGGTCTGCGTCCGGCATCCCCACTGTCCCGACTACGCGGAACTGATGGTCCGGATCGCGATCAACCGGCACCGGCTGATGTTCCCCAAGACACAGGAGGGACAATAGGGCATGGCCAGACCAACCAAATACAACGAGGACCGGCACAACCGGATCGTCGAGGCTCTGCGCGGTGGCAATACCCGCAGGGCGGCGGCATGGGCCGGAGGCATCGACCAAGACACATTCCTGCAATGGCTCCGACGTTTCCCAAATTTCGCGGATGACGTAAAGGCCGCCGAAGCGGACGCCGAGTTGGCGATGGTCGAGAGGGTCCGCACCGCGGCCAACGACCAATGGCAAGCCGCCGCATGGTGGCTCGAGCGCAAGATGAAGCGCGACTGGAGCAACCGGCAGGAGATCACCGGGGAAGACGGGGCGCCGGTCCGGATCGCGGTACGCTTCGCGGACGACGAAAAGGACGAACCGGCCGAGTGACAGAGCAGCCGGACGATATCGACGACTACTCCAAGCGAATGCTCGACCTGCTCAAGGAGGCTCGGAGCCACGGGATCGCGGCGTACTGCATCCTCTACACAACCGATCCGATCTCCCAGACCAGCACCACCAGGTACATCAGGACCGCGGACCATGTCCTCGCGATGGGGATGCTCCAGGTGGCCAACCTGTACCTCCAGGAAGAGTACATGGACGACGAGGAGGACGACGACGGACTCGAAGGGACAGGGACATGAACGCTTGGATACTCGCCGGGACAATCCTCACCGGCATCCTCTTCGGTATCGCTCTGATCGGCTGGATGGTCGAGCTGGTGGCTCAGGCCCAGAAGCTCCTCGATGGCCGAGATTAATGCTCGGATCGGATATGCTCGGAGTGGGTGAAGCATGAGCGAGATTGAAGTCGTTCTACCTCGGCCTCACAAGGCGCAAAAGGAAATCATGGCACAGGCGAGGCGATTTAACGTCCTCGCCTGTGGCTGAGTAGGCCGACGCTTCGGGAAGACGACCATGGGCGCGATCCTGATGGCCCGCCCGCTCCTCGAGCAGGACCGGCCGTGCGGGTGGTTCGCTCCGACCTACCGGCTCCTCGAGGAAGCCTACAACGACCAGCGCCGGATCTTCCAGCCCATCATCCGGCGGGCCGTGGTCTCCCCATACCCGCGCATCGAGCTGATAAACGGCGCGGCGATCGACTACTGGACGCTCGGCGAACCGGCCACGGTGGCCCGCGGGCGCAAGTACGCTTGGGTCGGAGTGGACGAAGCCGCGATGGCTCCTTACCTCGAGGAGGCTTGGACCCAAGCGATCCGGCCCACACTCACCGACTACCGAGGCTCGGCCTTCTTCCTCTCCACCCCGAAGGGCGGGAACTACTTCAAGACGCTCTTCGACATGGCCGGAGAAGATCCGGAATGGATGCGGTGGCAGATGCCAACCACCGCCAACCCGTACATCCATCCGGACGAGATCACCGCCGCCGAGCGGTCTCTGCCATCGATCGCGTTCCGGCAAGAGTACCTCGCCGAGTTTGTGGACGCCGATGGCGCTCGAGTCAAGCGGGAGTGGCTCCGGACCGCTCCGGCTCCGGACGGTCTGGCGCGGTACCTCGGGGTGGACCTGGCGATCTCTTCCAAGGAGGGTGCGGACTGGACCTCCGCGGTGGTGATCGGCCGGGACGACTCTGGCACCATTCATGTCCTCGACGCGGCGCGGATGCGCGGACCGTTCGACCAGGTGCTACGCTTCGTCCAGGACATGGCCGCGAAGCACCGGCCGGTGTCGATCGGGATCGAGCAGGTCCAGTACCAAGCCGCGGTGATCCAGGAGCTGCTCAGGACGACCAAGCTTCCGGTCCGCGGGATCCGGCCGGACAAGGACAAGGTGACGCGGTTTGCCAGCCTTGAGGCCCGATACGAGCAGGGGCTGGTGAGCCACGCTCCGGACCTGCCGGGCTGGTTCGCGGACGAGATCCTGTCGTTCCCGGTCGGGGGGCACGACGACGCGGTGGACGCTCTGGGCTACGC